AGTAAAGAGATCATCTCGTTTCTCCAGTATCTCAAGGATACGAATGCCCGGCTGGTCGGGTTCAATAACCTGGGGTTCGACTATCCCGTCCTGCATACGCTGATCCGCATGGGCAACAGTGATGCCCGTACCCTGTACGACAAGGCTATGGCGATCATTTACGGCCAGGATGAGGGTGACCGTTGGATGCACTCAGTCAAGCCGTCTGACCGCTATGTCGAACAAATTGATCTGTACAAGATTCACCACTTTGACAACAAGGCACGGTCCACCAGCTTGAAGGTGCTTGAGTTCAATATGCGAAGCGCCAGCATCGAAGACCTGCCGTTTCCGGTGGGCACCGAGTTGACCCAAGACCAAGTGTTTGTGCTGAAGCAGTACAACGCACACGATGTGGATCAGACCAAGGCGTTCTACTTCAAGACGTTGGACATGATTGCGTTCCGTGAAGACCTGACGAAGAAGTATCAGCGTGACTTCATGAACCACAACGACACCAAGATTGGCAAAGACTACTTCACGATGAAGCTGGAGGAAGCCGGTGTGCCTTGCTATGAGTTTGGCCCAAAGGGTCGAGTACCCAAACAGACCAAGCGTTCTAGCATTGCATTGAAGGACGCCATCCTGCCTTGGGTAGAGTTCCAGCAGCCTGAGTTCACCAGGATTCTCACTTGGCTCAAGGGTCAGGTCATCACGGAAACCAAGGGAGTGTTTGAAGATGTCACCTGTAATATTAAAGGTTTTACTTTTGTGTTCGGACTTGGTGGCATTCATGGTTCTGTTGAATCATCCATCGTGGAGTCCGATGACAAATTTGTTATTGTTGATCTGGACGTTAGTTCTTATTACCCGAATCTCGCCATCGTTAATAAGTTTTACCCGGCCCACTTAGGCGAACAGTTCTGCGACATCTACCAGCACCTGTACGAGCAGCGCAAGACATACGGCAAGAAGACCGCTGAGAACGCCATGCTGAAGCTGGCGCTCAATGGTGTATATGGTGACAGCAATAACCCGTTCAGCGTGTTCTACGACCCGCTGTTCACCATGAGCATCACGCTCAATGGTCAACTGCTGCTGTGCCTGCTGGCTGAAGGGCTGATGCACATTGATGGCTTGAAGCTGATTCAGGTGAACACCGATGGCCTGACTGTCCAGGTGCCCCGTGATAACAAGTGGATGGTGGACATGGTCCGGGCAGCATGGGAGTCACGCACCAAGCTCCAGCTTGAGGAGGCCATTTACTCCCGTATGTTTATCCGGGATGTTAACTCGTACATTGCCCAGTATGTCAACGGCTCTGTGAAGCGCAAGGGTGCCTATGAGTACGACATGGAATGGCACCAGAACGCTGGTGGTCTTGTGATTGCCAAGGTGGCCGAGAAGGTGCTGATTGATGGCGCACCGATCCGTGAGACTGTGGAGAACTGGCCCGACATCATGGACTTCATGCTACGCACCAAGGTGCCACGGTCCAGTCATCTGGCATGGGGTGAGACAAAGGTGCAGAACACCAGCAGGTATTACATTGCCAAGGACGGCAAGCCTCTGATGAAGTGGATGCCACCGTTGGCTAAAAAGCCTGATGTGTGGCGTCAGATTGGCGTGGAGTCGGGGTGGAATGTGCAGATATGCAATGACATTGCTGATGCCACCATGCCTGTTGATTTTGATTACTACATTCAAGAAGTGGAGAAGTTATGCCTGGGTCTAGCGTGAACAACATTCAGCACGGTGGTACGCACTACAAAAATAAGTCAATGCAACCGTGGGACTACATTGCAGCCAATGGTCTTGGCTACTTCGAGGGCAATATAGTGAAGTATGTCAGTCGTTGGCGTGAAAAGGGCGGCGTGGAGGATTTACGTAAAGCCCGACATTACCTTGACAAACTGATTGAACTGGAGACACAAAATGTTGGAAAAACAACTTAAATTTAAATCATCTGCTGAATTGTTTGATGCTGGCTATGCGTTATTAACAGTGCCTTTTAATAAAAACACAACTAATTGGCGGTTTAAAGAAAAATCATTTACAGCATTAATAGTTTCATGCGTTGAATACGCCGATGTAAGTGGCTGCATTTTGTCCGTGTACCCAATGAACAAACTGGAGACACAAGATGCTAGAGAAACAAATTGAGGCTAAAGTCTGCGACTATGCCAAATCAAAAGGTGTGCTTGCTTACAAATTTACCAGTCCAGCTAGAGCTGCGGTGCCTGATCGTTTGTTCATTGCACCAGATGGCAGTGTGTGGTTTTGCGAGTTCAAACGAGAAGGTGCCAAGCCCACTGATGCTCAAGAAAGAGAACACACCCGACTTAGACAACAAAAGGTAAACGTGTTTGTGATTGACAACGTGGACCAGGGCAAACTGATGGTTGATCTGATGGTGGGTTTATGCTAACAGCAAACATGATGCATGATTATCAGAAGAAAATGGTTAATTTCCAATGCACCCACCCCAACTCGATGATGTGGGCAGATATGGGATTGGGAAAGACCATTACAACTCTTACATCAATTAATCACCTAATCCGCACCCAGTTCCTCAAGGGCGTCATCATCGTGGCACCCATCCGAGTCATTCGTCTGGTGTGGCGTCAGGAGGCTGCCAAGTGGGAACACACCAAGCATCTGACGTTCAGCATGATCACCGGCACTAGGGATCAGCGCACCCGTGCCCTGCTGCGTCCTGCTGATGTTTATTTGGTAAATTACGAAAACCTGAAATGGTTATCGGAAACGATCCAAACGTACTTCATTAAGAAGAACCGTCCCTTGCCGTTTACCGGCATCGTGTGGGACGAGATCAGCAAGATGAAAAACTCGGCAACTGATCGGGTCAAGGCCACCAAGAAGATACTGGATCACTTTGTCTGGTCTACCGGACTCACCGGCACCCCGGCCAGCAACGGCTACAAGGACCTGCACGGCCAGTTCCTAGTGGTCGACAAGGGTCAACGCCTAGGCGTGTCCAAGACGGCCTTCAGGACACGGTTCTATCGCAAAGCTGGCCCCTACAAAGAAGTGCCTTACGAGGACACCGAGGACACCATTAAGAAGCTGATTGGTGACATCACGCTTGAGATGAGCGCCGAGGACTACAACCCGCTGCCCGACTTGATGGTCAACAACATCGAGATTGAAATGCCGCCTGAACTGCGGGTTCGCTATGACAAGATGGAAAAAGAATTCTTCTTGAGGCTTGACAGTGGTGCCGAGGTGGAGATGTTTAACCAAGCATCGCTGACCAACAAGTGCCTCCAATTTTCCAATGGTGCCATGTACCCGGTGGCCGGGATGCCATTGTGGGAAGCAGTGCATGACCTGAAGCTAGAGGCTCTTGAGGACATCATTGACGAGGCTAACGGTAGCCCCATCCTATGCTCGTACGCTTATCGGTCAGACGCCGAACGCATCATGACCAAGTTTAAGCACCTGCGCCCTATCAATCTGACCGAGTGTAAGACCGAGGCGGCACTGGTAAACGCCATGCACCGCTGGAAGACTGGCGACTGTGACCTGATGATTGGGCACCCTGCCAGCATGGGCCACGGCATTGACGGACTCCAGAGGAACGGCCACATCGTTGTGTGGTACGGACTCAACTGGAGCCTTGATCTTTATGACCAGATGAATGCGCGAGTACGTAGGCAGGGACAGGGCGCACCAGTCATCTGCCACCGCATCATGATGCAGGACACGCTTGATCAAGCCCAAGCAATTGCCTTGGATGACAAAGCCCAGACGCAAGCTGGTTTGAGAAACGCAATAAAAGAATATAGACAGTCCAGAAAGCTGTGATACACTGTGCAACACCGTAACCAACCAAGGACTGTAATGAAGACAAACATGTTAACCAGAGTACGCCAGCACTTTAATTGTGCTGATGCCAAGACCAACCGGCACAATCAACGTGCTTGGGTACGGTCCATCCGTTTCCTAGGCGACAAGTGGCTGCTGGCCGCACCTATTGCCAAACGGAGCGCGACATGAGAATCAATGCCAAATCCGAGACACACACCCTGCCAGTGCAGTCCGACAAAGCCAATAAGCGCACACACGGCACTGAGGGGTACACACCGCGCATCAAGCGAGCGAACGAAGCTATGCCGCCAACTTTAGACCTGTGGAGTCGTGATACGTATCGGACGGGTGACGGTGAAGTTCGCGGTGCTATGCGCCCCGGCTCTGAGGATGCCATGAAGCTGCCAAGCAGGGGGTACTCGACATGAAAGACACATTGGAAGAAATCATGCTATGGGCGGTGGCAATCCTTGGCGTTATTTTGGCAGTAGGCATGGTCGCATTTGTTTGCGGCACATTGTTTGGCTTTGCTACCCTAATAGCTAGGGCTGCGTTTCACTTGTGGGGTGTGTGATGACTAAAGACAAAGCATTGCGGCTGGCGCTTGAGGCACTGGTTTTGTGGGATGGCCGACGCCGCTTGCGCGTGATTGCGGCGATCAAAGAAGCCTTAGATGTTCCCGAAACGAACTTCGGGAACATAGCAGCACAGCCAGCACAGGAGCCTCACAACTTCTGCCCACGCTGCGGTAAGCGTCTGGAAGGGGTACTTGGACGACCGCAGATGCACACCTGCACACCACCACTATGGGGACACATATGAGCGACGGTCGCACCAACATTACAACCGGAAGCATAACTTGGGACGCATCAGCACCTTTGGTTGTTGATATGTTTTCCCATACAAAAAGCAACCCGCCTTGCAAGCACTTCCTCACAGGGATTTTTAACGACACCGCAAAGAAGTGCCCGTACTGTGAGATTGATAGCCTGCGTAACACCATGCAGGCACTGAGCGAAGCGAACGAGGCGTGGTCTACAAAACTTAAAGATGCATCAGTGGCAGCTATTGCCGAGGCAGCAGAAGTGGATCGACTGACAGCAGAGCTTGCCACGCTCAAAGAGTTGCTATCCGAGTCTTTATACGCACTTGAGTACGGGCTGGATATGACCAAACCAGATGACATGTCAGGCTGTGACTGCCCTATGTGCGTGGTGTCTAGAAAGATTCGCAAACTACTTGGAGAGAACCAATGACCACCCGCACTGAGTTGATTGCATCGTTACGCAGCCATGTGATAGATCACAAAAGAGATAACAAAGCCGCTGACATGCTGGAGGCTGATGCAGTTGCTGCACGGCTGGCGCTGAGTACGCTGGAAGGTTGTGCAAGTCGAGAGGGTGTATGGGACGCCATCACCGCACTGAAGGAGGCACTCACATGACCCACACCATCAACAGCACAGGCACAGCAGCGGTGGCAACCGACTACTACTGGATACCAATCGACGAACACACGCCAAGGGGCGTGAAGCTACAGTTACTCGGGCAAGGCGGCGTAGCGCAGTACAGCAACTACCACGGTGACTCATTCTGGAGTCATTGGGCACCATTACCTAAGAGGAAAGCAGAATGAACTGCCCCAACTGCAACGCTGAGAACATGCGTACCACTGAAACTTTCAAGATGCCCTGCGAAACGGTACGCACGAAGCAGTGCCAAGTATGCAAATGGAAGTACACCAGCCGCGAGACAATCTCTGAAGACATCGTGATTCCCGCTGCTGTGCGAAACCTGAAATCTAAACGAAAGCCTGTGCCTCTGTTTTTACAGCGGAAATCCGAGCAGTCCAGCCCTTACCAAACGTCCCCCAGGTCGGAAGGTCAAGCAGGAACGACAATCGACGGCGACCGTAGTCGTCAATCAACTGAGTAGCGTTAAACGCATTGACGGCGGCAAGAGTCTTTGGACCAATGTCGCCGTCAACATCTACCCCAACACAGGCTTGGAGCCACTTGGCCGCACGACCCGGGCCACTGTTTACAGCAGCATCAAACACCAATAGATCAACGCCTGCTGGCAACTCGTCACCACGCACCTTGTCCCAGTATTTGCGCCGGTACATTGGAGCCACTTTAACGGGGGTTAGCTCGGTCATTTGGCGCACGGTGACCGGATGCCCTGTCCACTCTTCCCAGACGCGCCTAGTGACGCCTAGGTTTGTCATGCCGCCTGGATCGAGTGGGTGATCGGAGAAGCCACCCTCATGAGCCAGCACCTTCTGAAGTGCCTCGGCAAAATTGGATTTCATTTCCTGAAGCTGGCAACGATGCGGCTACCGAACAAGAAACCGAAGGCAATGTTGGCCGCTTCTAGGGCGATACCTTGAATACGCACATCGACGGGAGCGTATAGGGTGCTGATACCTACTGTAATGACCGCCAAAGCACCGATGTATCTAGCGGAAGCCCGGAGGTCTACCACCCACTGCGAGGGCTGTCCTATGGGCTTGTCGAGTTCTGCCAGTGCCTTGATTTTCTCAATCTCATTGGTGTCCAGCTTGATCTGGTCTTCGATACTGGTGGCCTTGACGCCACCGAAGAAGTTGGTCATCAGTTGCTTGATGCCCTCGACACCCACAGGCACTAGAGCGCCAATGATTGATTCAATAATCATGGTTTGTACCCGTGACTGGTGGCCCAGCCTAATAGCATGTAACCAAGCCCAACAACAGCAGACCAAGCTAATCCACTGAGTGTTTTTTCAATGACTGCCTTGCGAAGTTCAATACTTTGAGCTTCCTTTTGGATTGCCATCTTCACCCACCGCTGTTCATCTTGAGACAATGCAATTGTTGATTTATTGATGGCGAAGGATATGTCAAGAACAAGTTGCTCCATTTCTTCAGGTG